GACCAATGACCCAAACCACTTCCTTATTTCTTTCATCACCCGCCGACGAATAGTCCCGTAATTTTCTCTATTTAAAGTAGTATAACATGTCTTCAGGTATTGTTCAATTAGTAGCAATAGGTGCCCAGGATGAGTTCATTATGGGCAACCCGGAGATATCGTTTTTTAATTCCAAATTTAAAAGGCACTCCAATTTTTCACAATCCGTTGAGAAGCAGACGATACGCGGAGATGTGAAAAACAATTCGATGTCAAGTGTTCAGATTGAAAAGTCGGGTGATATGCTTGGTTATATGTATATGACTATAGATGATGGTGTAGAGGCTTTAGATACTTCGCGTTGGGATCTTATTATTGATAAGATTGAACTCCTAATAGGTGGTTCTGTTATTGACACCCAAGATAGTATCTTCACGGAAAAAATTGCTATAGATACTTTTGCACAAAATATTTCACGATCCGCTATTGGAACACACCCAGGTGTACACGCGCGATCGTTCTTCTACCCTCTCCGGTTCTTTATGTGTGAAGGACCTCAAAGCGCCTTACCTCTCGTAGCCTTAAACTATCATAACGTGGAACTTAGAATTTATTGGGGAAGTCAAGCCTCTAATTATAATATAGAGTTCTTTGCAAACTATTATTATTTAGACAATGAAGAACGTGGAAATATGGCTACTCGTACTCATGATATGCTCATAACTCAAGTTCAAAAGAGTGTACCAAGTGGAGAAAACGTTCAAGAGCTCATTTTTAACCACCCTGTTAAGTATTTGGCGTCATCAGATACAAGTGTTGACGGTGCTCTAACTTCACCAAGAAATAAACTTAAATTAAGTATTAACGGTGTTGAACTATCTAATTTTAAATGGGGAAGACCACATTTTATGGATGTTACTAATTATTATCACACCAATTTTGTAACTTCTCCAGATTTCTTCCTTTACTGTTTCTGTTTAATTACGAGTTCGTTACAGCCTACAGGGTCATTGAATTTTAGTCGTGTAGAGAGTGCAAAACTTATGAGTGAATCCTTACCTATTAATGATCCTATATATGCAGTTAGTTACAATATTCTTCGAGTCCAGAATGGTCTCGCCGCTTTACTCTACGCAAATTAATTTAGCAATGTATATTAAATAGTTGTCAGTATGCAAATATTTGTCAAGACACTGACAGGTAAAACGATAACTCTTGAACTTGAGTCTTCAGATACTATTGATAATGTGAAGACAAAAATTCAAGACAAGGAGGGTATTCCACCCGATCAGCAGCGGTTGATCTTTGCTGGAAAACAACTAGAAGATGGTCGCACCCTCGCCGACTATAACATTCAGAAAGAGTCTACACTCCACTTAGTCCTCAGACTTAGGGGTGGTGTTAAGAATCTTCCATCAGTGGAAAGGAGTACTAAGATTCGCTTCGGTAAACATGTACCAGACTCTACAGAACAGGAAGAAAATACTATTGTTTTTAATGCTTCAAATGTGACTGTTCCAACTCCATATGGTGATGCAGTTTATTTATCCCCAATTAGAAATAAAACTGATTATACAGCTCCAGAAATTGTACTTCTTATGTACGATCGTAATACCAAAGAAATTACAGAGTCTGGTGAGTCTGCAAATGCTCTTATTGGTGGTTCAACGTTGGATACTGTATCAAATCGCAGTAATGCCACTTCAAATACCATTCAATTTGTAGGTCCAACTAATGGTGTTTCTTTTGTCACAGATGCAAACGTTGGTTTTTCAAACATGGATCCCAAACACACGGTGAGTGTGGGATCAAACCTCTACATTGATGATGTGGGTTCGAATGTCCTCGTTGTTTCTGGTAATGTTGCCATTTTAAATAGCCTTACTATTGATGGTAATCTTAGGGTGAATGGTGATACTACCGTGATCTACACAGAAAATACTTCAATTAGAGATGCGTTTGTTGAACTTGGTACAAACAATACTTCGGGTGATACGACACTTGATTTAGGTATTCTTATGCATCGCCCAGATGCATTGTCAAACGTAGTCATAGGTTATAGGGAAGGTACAGATGAGTTTGCATTAGCTTATACCGATGCAAAACCAACCGATAAGACATTTACTCCAAAAATGGATGAAGATATTAATGTGCACGTCTACGGTTTAACCCACGTGGATGCCAATATTTATGCACACGAGGATATTATCGTGGATGGAAATGTCTACGTGACTGTAAATGTTTCTATTACAGAAGAATTGACCGTTAGCAACAATGTGTATGCCGATAAGGATCTTGAAGTTGTGGGTAACGTCTATGTGGATGGAAATGTAGTAGCCTATAAGGACTTCACACTTACTGGTAACGCATATGTATCCGGAAATGTCAACATCACAAATCAATTAACGGTTAGTGATAACGTCTATGTAACAGGTAATGTTCAAGTAACTGAGTCCCTAATTGTGAGTGGGAACACCCACCTTGAGGGTGACAACGTCTTCATTACCCACACAATGGACTTTTTAGATCCCACCACCGCCATCGTGACAGATCAAATCTCCAACGTTCAAATTCGTTTGGGACAATTGGAGAATGTTTCAAATACCGCATCAAATCCTCTCGTAAATCAAGTTCTTGGTTACGATAACGATACTAATGAGTGGGCTAACACTTACCCTGATCAGACAATACTCCGAGTAAAGAACACTTCGGGTGGTCCAATAACAAGAGGTCAAGTCCTGCATGTTAAGGGTTCTGTTGGAAATGACACATTTCAAGTTGATTTAGCTGATGCATCCGATCCAACAAAGATGCCAGCTATTGGCATTGCTTATGAAGATATGGCAGACGACGCTCAAGGTAGTGCTGTTTCATTTGGTAGAGCCGATGGAATTGGTGGAATATCTGGGTATACAAATGGTCAAACACTTTATGTTGCGAGTGGAACACCTGGTGGTTTAACCAACATAAAACCATACGGCGTTGATCTTGATCTTATTCAAAATGTTGGTGTTGTTGTCAATAATAGTTCTGGTGTTGTGTTTGTCACCGGTACTGGTCGTGCCAATGATATTCCAAATGCAAGGATTATCACAGACTACAATGATATGCAGTATGTGTATGTGAACAGTCAGGATAACGATTTGAAGAAGATTACTTCGGCAAACTTGAACATTCCACTCACAACAGCTGTGAGTAGTTCAAGTAATTCCGCGGCAAATGCCGTAACCCTCCGAGGTGTGAGTATTACTTCTGGTGATGGTTTCCATGGTGACCTCGTCGTCGCTGGAAATGTAACCATTGATTCTACAACCCTCCACGTGGACGCGGAGACTAACCGAGTGGGTATTGGTAAAATAACACCAAAATCCACTCTTGATATTGTGGGTAATGTCCATGTAACATCAAACATTAGCACAGCTTCTAATGTTCTTATTACCGGTATCGCCGCAGCTTCTTCTAAAACCACTGGTGCTCTCCAAGTGACTGGTGGTGTAGGTATTCAAGGGGATCTTTACGCTACAGATACCAATCTTAATAGCCTTGAGGTTACAAACACTACTCATTCTACTTCCAAGGATACAGGGACTGTTATTATAACCCAAGGTGGTTTGGGTGTTGAGGCTAACATTCACTCTACAAATGTCTTCGCGGGGTCCCACATAGGAGTGGGTACTTCCGCGACTTCTAATACTTTTGATGTGAGGGGTACAGCCAATGTGGGTGCTCTCGTTGCAACATCTACCCATATTTCAGACTCAACTGCATCTATCTCAAAGACCAGTGGTGCTCTTCGGGTGAAGGGTGGTGCGGGTATTCAAGGTAATCTCTACGCCACAAATGGTGTTTTTTCATCTAATATAACTGTTGGAAACCTCGTGGACGGGGCGAATAAATACTTACCTATGGTTAATACAGATGGTACTTTCGTTAAGTCACCTGTTTATGTTTCACCTACGGGTAGATATGTAATCACTGCGGAGGAAGCTGAATTTTTGGGTAACATCACACTTGGTGGTAACACAACTATACTTTCTTCAACTTCTGTTGTCATAGAAGATAGAATTTTTGGTATCGCTTCAAACAATAGCGCCGATGGTTTAGATAGTGGAATCTTAATAGAGCACCAGGATGCAGGTCAATTTTCTAATATCGGACTCATACATCACGCCGATCAACATATATTTTCTATAGGATACACACAAAATACATTTACAGATGAACATATTTTATATTCACCACACCCAGATGGTACCATATTAACAGTGGATTTATTAGGTAATGTAAATGTACAAAATAGTATATCTGTATCTGAATTAGGTACGTTTGGTACACGTGTGGGTATAGGTGTGATTTCACCAGATTCAAACTTATATGTGACGGGGAATGCCCATGTGACTTCTAATATTTCTACAGGTTCTAACGTCCTCGTACAAGGTGGAGCCGCATCCACCTCAAAGACGACTGGTGCCCTCCAAGTGGCTGGTGGTGTGGGTATTCAAGGAGATATTTATGCTGCGGGTGCAAATCTTGAGGGTGTGGAAGCGGATAGTGTAACTGTGACAAATAATACTACATCTACAGATAAAGATACAGGTGCTTTAATTGTTACAGCGGGTGGTGTGGGCATAGAAGAAAACCTAAATGTTGGTGGTGTTACCAAAGTTTGGGATGAGACAGATGCTATCACAACAACAAGTGGAGCTTTACAAGTTGTTGGTGGTTTAGGAGTTGCAAAAAATATATACGGTAAAAATGTAAACTTTGAAGACGCTGAGGTAGATAGCCTTAATGTAACCGATACAACTATATCTGCCAATACAATATCAGGTGCCCTTCAAGTAGCTGGTGGTATTGGTGTGGCTAATAATGTTCATGTCGGTAACGATGTATACATAGGTTCAAACTTGAATGTTGATACAAATACTCTTCATGTAGATTCCGTAGCAAATAGAGTGGGGATTGGTAAAACAGACCCGGGTTACAGTCTGGATGTCGTGGGTGACATTAACTTTTCAGGTGATTTTTATCAAGGTGATGCCCTATTCGTTAGTACACCTTGGACAATAACACCCGCGGCGGGATCTAACGAAGATCTTTCCTACACATCTGGAAATGTTTCTGTGGGTACTGCAACATTTCACGTGGATTCTATAACGAATAATGTTGGTGTTGGAACAACACTACCAGCTTATGATTTGGATGTCGCGGGTGACATTAACTTTTCAGGTCAATTTTATCAAGGTAATGAACTATTTGAGTCTTCGCCGTGGACTACAAGCGCAAACCTGCTGACTTACAATAAGTTGAATGGTTTTGTTGGTATATCAACTGATTCCCCCGACGCCAATTTACATGTATCGGGTAATATTCATGCCAATAATCTTGAGTGTACAAATTTAATTTTTGATACGGTCTTAGTAACACCATCAGCGGGATTAAATAATATTATTACTGTGTCAAATACAACCTCAAATACAGTGCAATTTACAAATAGCGACACGAGTATTATAACATACGGTAAAGCTGGTGTTGGAACATCAATTCCAGCTTATGATTTGGATGTCGCGGGTGACATTAACTTTTCAGGTGATTTTTATAGAAATGGTTCTCCTCAAGCTCTCTGGACAACAACCACTGCGGGAGTTAACGAGAATATTTCTTACACATCTGGAAATGTTAGTGTGGATACAACCACCTTCCATGTAGATTCAACATCACACAGAGTGGGTATTGGTAAAACAGACCCAGCTTATACCCTCGATGTTAATGGTACTATTTATGCAAGTGGAAATGTTAGTGTGGATACAACCACCTTCCATGTAGATTCCGTAGCAAATAGAGTGGGGATTGGTAAAACAGACCCAGCTTATACCCTCGATGTTAATGGTACTATTTATGCAAGTGGTGATCTCATTGCATTTAGTGACGAAAGGAAGAAGACGAACATAGAACCAATACCCAATGCACTCGAGAAAGTTTTGCAATTGAGGGGTGTCACATTTGATAAAATAGACGGTGATGACCGTAGACATGCAGGTGTCATCGCCCAAGAGGTTGAAAAGGTATTACCTGAAGTCGTGTATACTGATAAAGACGGAATGAAAAGTGTTGCCTATGGTAACGTTATAGGACTCCTCATAGAAGCTATAAAGGAGTTGGCTCACAAAAAAGAGTGAATCAGATGAACTGTAAAAAAACCTCCATAAATAGTAGATGAGTGACCCAATTCTATTTGTGGATAACTCCGCCAATACGGTATATTTAACCGGTTCAAAGACTATAACTGGTCTAACAACTATAAATAATGCAACAACTATAACTGATACAACAACTATAAATAATGCAACAACTATAAATAATGCAACAACTATAAATAATGCAGCAACTATAAATGGCACTACAACTATAACTGGTGATTGTAATATGATTGGTGCTCAAAGTTATCCAAATACACCAATGGCTATGATGGCTAGAAGTGCTGGAAGAGTCTATGCAAATAATACTTATGTGTGCAATGTTACTGGTTATAATAGGGGAAGTTGTTATAATACAAGTAACGGTAGATTTACCGCTCCGGTAGGATTTTCGGGTTACTATCTATGTTTGTACAATGGACTGGGAGGGCATCTCGATACTGGACCAAATACACGATGGTACAGAAATGGTTCGGTATTTAACTGGGGTGCAGCACATGTTAATAATAGTTGCTCCAGTCGCCATGGTACGCATGCTATGATAATCGTACAACTGAACGCGGGAGATTATATAGAATTACGTCTTGTCACGAGTAGTTTATATGGAAGTGGGCAGCGCCATGGAACTTTCTGTTATAAATATATATCTTCTTAAATAGTAGATGACTGGTGCACTTTTTCACGTTGATAACAGTACAGGTGATATAAATATTAATGGTGCAACAACTATATCTGGTGCGACCAATATATCTGGCGCAACCAATATAACTGGCGCAACAACTATATCCGGTGCAACAACTATATCTGGCGCAACCAATATAACTGGCGCAACCAATATAACTGGCGCAACAACTATAAATGGTACTACAACTATAAATGGTGCAATGACCTCAAATTTCCCAATAGTAATGGTTGGTAGAAATGCTGGAAGAGTCTATCAACCTAATACCATCGTATGCAATGTTACTGGTTATAATAGGGGAAATTGTTACAATACAAGTAACGGTAGATTTACATGTCCGGCGGGATTTGCAGGATACTATCTATTTTTATACAATGGACTGGGAGGGAATGTCGAAACATATCCAAATACACGATGGTATAGAAATGGTTCGGTATTTAGCTGGGGTGCAGCACATGTTAATAATAGTTGCTCCAGCCGCCATGGTTTGACCGCGGCGTGTATCGTACAACTGAACGTAGGAGATTATTTTGAAAAACGTGTTGTTAGTGCCAGTATGTATGGATCTTCACCGATACATTCCACACTTATTGGTTTTTATATTTCCGCTTAAAGATACACCCGGCGAAATATAAAAAAAAACTCTGTAAACAGTAGATGACCGGTGCACTTTTTCACGTTGATAACAACACGGGTAATATAAATATTAATGGTGCAACAAATATATCAGGTCTAACAACTATATCTGGTACAACCAATATAAATGGCACTGCAACTATATCTGGTGCAACCAATATAAATGGTGTGACCAATCTAAATGGTGTGACCAATCTAAATGGCGCAACAACTATAAATGGTGCAACGACTATAACTGGTGCAATGACCTCAAACACCCCAATGGTAATGGTTGGTAGAAGTGCTGGAAGAGTCTATTACCCTAATACCATAGTGTGCAATGTTACTGGTTATAATAGGGGAAATTGTTATAATACGAGTAACGGTAGATTTACCTGTCCGTCTGGGTTTGCGGGATACTATATGTTTATATACAATGGACTGGGAGGGGATCGCGAAACTGGACCAAATACACGATGGTGGAGAAATGGGATCGAGTTTGATTGGGGTGCAGCACATGTTAATAATAGTTGCTCCAGCCGCCATGGTTTGATGGGGTCGTGTATCGTATATCTGAACGTAGGAGATTATTTTGAAATACGTGTTCGGGGTGCCAGTATGTATGGATCTTCACAGATACACTCCACATTTATTGGTTTTTATATTTCTATTTAAAGATTTTTTTATAGTATAACTATATGTTGAATGTATTTTGTGAAGTAACCTTAAAAAAACAACCTGACAAAACATCTATTTTAACCGTAAAACTTGATGAACTTTCATTTAAATGTATGAAGGCGATATCTAACCCCCCAGATGAATGGGTAGAAAATATTATTTCGAGTAGATGTTTTCCCAAGTGTGAAGATCTTTGGGAAGCGCACGTAACAGAAAGTATTAAACAAGGTGTAGAACCAAAACAATCAAAAGCGGCGTTATTATTAGGGTACGAACCTTTACCTGAACTTATTTTTAACCCAAAAGGTAAATTTACCGAATATGAAATAGAGATAGAAATAGATACAATTTACACCAAATGCACAGAATTGATATTCTCAAACATAGTTGATGAAGTAAAAACGTTAATATGCGACAGAATAGATCTAATGATTGACGAAATTATTAATTATGCTGTTAAAAATGGACAATACAAAAATAAAACAAAACGAGATATAATAATGGAATATGAACCCCCAGCTTTTGAAGAACCACCTGATGAGCCATAATAAAAAAATCCTCGCAATTAGTAGATGACCGGTGCACTTTTTCACGTGGATCCATCAGAGAGTAATGTCAATGTCACAGGTAACCTAAATGTTACAAATAATTTAAGTGTTATTGGAGGTATCACAGGAGATACGAGTATCACGGGTAATCTCTCTGTGAATGGAGATATTTCAATAAACGTTCCATATTACGCGGCGCGTCAAAGAAATACAGCTTCGTACGTATTTGATGAATCGATCGTTTATGATCAATACGTATATACAAATTACCCAGGTTCATTTGTTGCTAATTCGGCTACAGATGGGTATTATCAACCTCCTATGAACGGTGTGTACCAAGTACACATGGAGTGTATAATAGTCGGTTCAGGAAATATTCATATTCAAAGACGAACGGGTACGACCGTAAACTTTGATCATGATAGTAGACATTATAATTACCCTCATAGTGGATGGATGTCTGCCAGCTGCGACGCACTCATCCCTATCACGAATTATACAACGCAGAATATAAGGATCTATATCGATGCGAGTGGTGGTAATGGTGCATGGGCGTATGCATCGTATCATGGGAGCGCTTTTTTTAAGTGGGTTAGTAATGTTTAGATTAATTTATATGTATGTATAAATGCAATTCACACGAGGTATGATGGAAGCCATGTCAGCTGCTTTCGCTGTTAGGGAGTTAATTCAAAATGAATCAGTTGATTTTAATGTAGATGAACCGTATACCTACGACAGTATTAATCTTCCAGATGGGTACACAAAACCATCGAAGGAAGCGTACGACGAAGCATTTACTCGATACCTAAATATAGAATTATTCAAAGTACTTCGTGAACAGAGAAATAAAAAACTTACAGAATCGGATTTTATGATGTTATCCGATTATCCCAAAGAAGATATAGAAGAATGGAAAGTGTACCGTCAAGCCCTCAGAGACCTTCCGACCAATACAGAAGATCCAGAAAATCCTAATTGGCCTACTCCACCCAATGCATAAAAACCTCTGTAAATAGTAGATGACCGGTGCACTTTTTCACGTGGATACATCGGAGAATAATGTCAATGTCACAGGTAATCTAAACGTTACAAGTGACACTCATATCACGGGAGCAACCAATATCATAGGGGAGACAAATGTCACCGACGATCTAAATATTACTGGAAATATATATGGAAATGGTATAGTTATAAATACAAATCAATATATTGATACAACCGATAGAAGTACAACATCTACCGCTGAACAAATTGGTTATACTACACCTTGGACTTCTATGAAAGCTAACAGTAAAGTTAATCTTGACGTGCATATACCGTATAGAAACGACGGAAATAACTGGGGTGGAGGTTATCATACCATATATATGATGGTTGATAAACAGGTAGGTTCGGTCCCCGCGAATCACTGGGTTGTATTAGCAACAACTGGTCATCATATGGTTTATCATCATGAGATTCTCTCATATACAAATAATTTTTTTATACCTCTCGTCGTAAATGAAGATTTTCAAATAAGATTTTATCACTCATATAGAGTTTACAATAACGGGACTTTAAATATAAATCGGTCTCATCATTTACACTTTAAAAATGATAGTGATAACGCCCAATTTGGAATACCATATCCCCATGCAGGTTATACTAAATTTATTGTTCAGGAAATTGGTGGCGTCAATTAAAAAACCTCCCTAAACAGTAGATGACCGGTACACTTTTCCATGTGGATCCATCAGAGAGTAATGTCAATGTGACAGGTAATCTAAACGTTACAAGTGACACTCATATCACGGGAGCAACCAATATCATAGGGGGAATAAATATCACCGACGATCTAAATGTTACTGGGAATATATATGGAAATGGTGTACTTCTAAATACAACTCAATATATTGATACAACCTTTAGAAGTACAACATCGGGTAGTGAACAAACTGGTTATACTACACCTTGGACTTCTATGAAAGCTAACAGTAAAGTTAAACTTGACGTGCATATACCGTGGAGGAATGACGGAACTGGATGGGGTGGTTCGTATCATACCATATACATGATGGTTAACAAACAGGTAGGAACAGTGCCAGCTAATCACTGGGTTGCATTATCAACATCCGGTTATTATATGACTTATTATGCTGATATTCTCTCATATACAAATAATTTTTTTATACCTCTCGTCGTAAATGAAGATTTTCAGATAAGATTTTATCACACGTATAAAGTTCACAGTGGCGGGACTTTATATATAAATCAAGGTAATTATTTGCAATGGAAATCAGATAGTGATAACGCCCAATTTGGACTCAATGGCCTCCACGCAGGTTATGTCAAATTTATCGTTCGGGAAATTGGTGGTGTCAATTAAAAACCTCAGCAATTAGTAGATGACCGGTACAGTTTTTCACGTGGATCCATCAGAGAATAATGTCAATGTCGTGGGTAGTCTAAATATTACTGGTTTAACGACTGTCACAGGTGACACGAGTGTCACAGGTCCAACAAATGTTGTAGGAGATCTAAATGTTGGTGGAAATATATACGGAAAAGGTATACTTATAAATACAACTCAATATATTGATACAACCGATAGAAGTACAACATCGGGTAGTGAACAAACTGGTTTTACTACCGGTTGGACGTCTATGAAAGCTAAAAGTAAAGTTAAACTTGATGTGCATATACCGTATAGAAATGATGGAGTTGGCTGGGGTGGTTCGTATCATACCATATACATGATGGTTAACAAACAGGTAGGAACAGTGCCAGCTAATCACTGGGTTGCATTATCAACATCCGGTTATTATATGACTTATTATGCTGATATTCTCTCATATACAAATAATTTTTTTATACCTCTCGTCGTAAATGAAGATTTTCAAATAAGATTTTATCACACGTATAAAGTTTACAATAACGGGACTTTATATATAAATAGTGCTCATCATTTAAACTTTAAAAATGATAGTGATAACGCCCAATTTGGAATACCACATCCCCATGCAGGTTATGTCAAATTTATTGTTCAAGAAATTGGTGGTTAAAGAAAATTATATATATTTACATAAATGGATATAACAACCGTTCTTGTTGAAAAATATGATGGTGCTCAATGGAATCTTATTAATAATGATTACAATCAGTTATCATGGGAGGATATAAATGTAATTTCAAAACCTTCACTGGAAGAATTAGAGCAAAAATGGCAAGAGATTCAAGATGAAAAACCAATGAAACTTATACGTGAACAAAGAGATACTTTGCTCAAAAAAACGGATGTTTATTCACTTCCAGATTTTCCACATGTATCTCAAGAAATGAGACAAGCGTGGTTGGATTACCGTCAAGCCCTCCGGGACATTCCGACCAATACAGAAGATCCGGAAAATCCTAACTGGCCTACTCCACCCAATGCATAAAAATCTCTGTAAATAGTAGATGACCGGTGCACTTTTTCACGTGGATCCATCAGAGAGTAATGTCAATGTCACAGGTAACCTAAATGTTACTGGTGAAACTCGTATCACGGGAAACTTATATAGAACTCAATACAGACCAGGTGAAATTATTGAAGAACTAAGCTCGATTTGCGATGGATCACAGATAGAGCTTACTTCTGGTACATATACCGTACAAAACGTGACAAGTATACAACACGGAAATACTACACACACCGCGGTAACGGGAAGTACGATCGCGTACACTCCACCACCCGGTACAAAGAGAGTGTATTATCGTTTTTCGTACCATTGGGACAACGCGGAAAACTCGGGTATATCGCATCACCAAATGCAAGTTGATGGAACTACTCTAAATGATTCGAGACATACAGTCGCTTCAAACTATGCATCTACAAATTGGCACCATGCATTGTTTCCCTTGTTTATTGAATATACGATTGACTGTAACGCTTCATCAACTAATGCAGCAGCAGGAAAATTTACCTCGTGGACCACTCCAAAAACGTTAAGAATTACGTATAGAGAATACAGTGGATCATACGAATCCAAATTACACTTTAATGAATGGTGGAATGGTAGTGCCACCAATGGTGGAGCTTACTCTGGTGGGACAGTGAGACCCCACTTAACAATACGAGCGATAGCATAAATAATTATTCTCTACCCTTATATTAATTATGGCAACCCATACTTTAAACTTTCCAGGTGCCAATCTGAATGCCACTGAAAGTACAGTTGATACAGCTACAATTGGTAACATCATCGGTGGTCTTACTGTTGATACCGACAACCTTGTAGTTGATGGCGCAACAGGTGCGGTGACTGCAGGTGGTGTAGTGAGCCTAACCGACACGACGGAGGCGACATCATCAACTACAGGTGCTCTCAAGGTATCTGGTGGTGTCGGTATCGGGAATCGTGCATATATATCTGGGGGTCTCATCACCAATACAGGTGGGGTCACAAAAAAGACGTATTCTCACTCTGCTACAATAACATCTGGAACAGCTTCGGGTGTTGTAATAAGTTTTACAAGTCATGCATTTTCAGCCAGAATTACAGCACAGCTTATTGAATCCGAAGAAGAAATTAGTAGTCTCTTCCTCGATGTCACAGGTGGGAGAAGAGGGGGGTCCTCGCCGAGTAATTTAAACATTGCCAAAGGTCAACTCTCTATATGTGGAGATACCACATCAAATCCATGGAGTTCAACAGTTGGTGTGACTACGAGCACAGTTACCATAACTCCATCGACAAACTTGGATGGTGAGGGGCACTACAACATCTTTGTGGAATACGTTTCCGTAGATGGGAGTGTCTTAACTATTGGTGGAATATCTACTGGATACTAAATCCTTCTCAAAAGACCAAAAAAACATCATTTTTTTTAGAAGCGCACCAAACTGCTAAAAAAATTGTATAGTATTTATATATGGCGACGACGAATATTCAAGTCTTCCCAGGAGACGTTGAGATAGCGAGTAACGTTGAGATAGCGGGAGACCTTGAGATAGCGGGAAAAGTGCGCAATCTAGATATTACTGGACCTATGCGTCTGGGGGATGGACTCAGTAATGTTGTGGATTTAAGCGTAGGGGTGGATCCCATATTCGGTGACTACACCCACCAGGCGCAGCTCTTCCACCCGAACCCGGCGCTGGACGACGGTTTTGGCTACATGGTCTCCATCTCAGCGGACGGGAACTACGCCCTCGTTGGGGTCCCCTTCGATGACACCGCGGGGGGTGCAGACGCCGGCTCGGCCCACGTATACGTCCGGGACGGGACCTCGTGGACCCACCAGGCGGAGCTCCTCCACCCGTCCGCCTACACAAGCGACCGATTTGGCTCGATCTCCATCTCAGGGGACGGGAAGTACGCCCTCATTGGGGCATACGGTGATGACACCGGGGCGGACAACGCCGGCTCGGCCCAAGTATACGCCCGAAACGGGACCTCGTGGACCCACCAGGCGCAGCTCCTCCACCCGACCCCGGCGTTGTCCGACAATTTTGGCTACTCGGTCTCCATCTCAGCGGACGGGAAATACGCCCTCATTGGGGCATACTTCGATGACTCACCGGATTCGCGTGCCGGCTCGGCCCACGTATACGTCCGGGACGGGACCTCGTGGGCCCACCAGGCGCAGCTCCTCCACCCGTCCGCCTTCGCAAACGACCGATTTGGCAACTCGGTCTCCATCTCAGGGGACGGGAAGTACGCCCTCATTGGGGTATACGGTGATGACACCGGGGCGGACAACGCCGGCTCGGCCCAAGTATACTTCCGGGACGGGACCTCGTGGACTTGGTCGGCGGAGCTCCTCCAGCCGACCCCGGGCGTCAGCGACCTATTTGGCTACATGGTCTCCATCTCAGATGACGGGAACTACGCCCTCATTGGGGCATACTTAGATGACACCGGGGGGGGTATAGACACCGGCTCGGCCCACGTTTTCGCGCGGGGACTACGGGACGGGTCCTCGTGGACCCACCAGGCGGAGCTCCTCCACCCGACCCCGACGGCGTACGACCATTTTAGCTGGTCGCTCGCCATCTCAGCGGAAGGGGAATACGCCGTCGTTGGGGCATACTTAGATGACCCATCTGGCGACTTCTCCGGCTCGGCCCAAGTATACGTCCGAAACGGGACCTCGTGGACCCACCAGAAGCAGCTCCTCCACCCGACCCCGGCGGCCCAAGACCAATTTGGCTACTCGGTCTCCATCTCAGGGGACGGGAAGTACATCATCGTTGGGGCAAAAAATGATGACCCCGTGTTTTCCTCCGCCGGCTCGGCCCAAGTATACTCCGCACCGACTAATGGGTTTAATTCGGAGCTCATAGTTTCCTCGGGCATAAGGGCTGACGGGACGTTACTCTCGTTCACGGGCCAACATATTTGTTTCCCCGAAGGTCGAATGAGCCAGGGACTGGTGGTTTCGGCTAACCAGAACAAATACATGAGTCTCAACGGTCCTGTGACGATGGGTCTCGGTGCCATTAAATCGAGTGAATCCCTTCCAGTGGTTTCCCTATCGAACGTCGTCAATGACCGAAGCGTTTTTGGGGTCGTGGACAGGTTTGAAGGGGGTGGGGTCGAACGGACCCAGACAATCGGTATCGGGCGGGTTTCCTCCGCCAAAGAGTTTGGGGACAACAGGGTCATAGTAAACTCCATAGGCGAAGGGGCTTTGTGGGTCGCCAACACGAACGGAAACCTCGTTTCGGGGGATTACCTGACCACCTCCAGTTTACCCGGGTACGCACAGAAACAGGATTCAGATTCCCTCAGAAACTCTACAGTCGCCAAAATCACTATGGACTGTGATTTCAGTCCGGAGGACCTTCCCGTTCAGATAATCAAGAAGAAGGAAAATGGTGACAACGACCTTGACCCGTACGGTCGGTTCCAGTGGGTCGATTCCGAAGAAACACAAAAGGCGTACAAAGTCAGGTATCTCGATGTCTCGGGGGCCCAAACAGACCAATCAAACGCTGCCCACATAGCGGCGTATGTTGGGTGTACCTACCATTGTGGTTAAATATCCCGAGTGACGCAGTCACTCGTACACAAACTTTACAAACTGTCTCAGAGTTTCTAAAGTTTGCCGTATC